TTACAAAGGTGCATCCTCTGCGACAGGTTACAAAGGTGCATCCTCTGCGACAGGTAACTGCGGTGCATCCTCTGCGACAGGTAACTGCGGTGCATCCTCTGCGACAGGTGACTACGGTGCATCCTCTGCGACAGGTGACAAAGGTGTATCCTCTGCGACAGGTTACAAAGGTGCATCCTCTGCGACAGGTTACAAAGGTGCATCCTCTGCGACAGGTTACAAAGGTGCATCCTCTGCGACAGGTTACAAAGGTGCATCCTCTGCGACAGGTAACTGCGGTGCATCCTCTGCGACAGGTAACTGCGGTGCATCCTCTGCGACAGGTTACAAAGGTGCATCCTCTGCCAACGATCCCGAGAGCATTGCGGTTGCATGGGGATACAAAGGAAAGGCAATGGGTGTCCTTGGTTCCCATATTGTTCTTGCTGAATGGAAATACATTGGCAGTAAAGAGGATGACAGATACGACAAAGCAGAGCAGAAAGCATGGGAGTTTGTCGGTGCGAAGATGTTTCGGGTAGACGATGAAAAAGTGAAGCCGAATACATGGTACAGATTGGAAAATGGCGAACTTGTGGAGGTGGATTGATATGGGAAAAAAGGAAGAATTTGTGATCACTGTTCCTTACGATGACTTTATTTGCGGATTACAGGCATTGCGGATTCTTATATCTGCCAGGCAGATGTTAAAAAGCGGTGATGCCTTTGCATCCGATGGACTTAAGGCAATCCTCGGAATAAAAAAAGAGGACGATGATAAGGATACCAGATAAAAACATGATAAATATTAGTAGGGAGGAAAGATAATTGGAAATTTTATTTATTTTAATATTTTTAATTTGCTTTTTGTTAGTAGTTATCGCAATCACTGACACAATCGAAAAATGCAGTTATTACAAGTGGAAATCCAAAAGCCACAATGAATTTTCTGATAAAGAAAGTGAGGATAAAAATGCAAAATTAGAGGTGGATAAAAAAGGACGGTGATAAGGATGCCGGAAAGAATTGAGAACCGCATGGTTGTGGATTCTGAATGGGAAAGTTTTTATCCATCACAACCTGAAGTAGTAAAAGAGCATGGTTACCACAAATTTGGTACTGGTGAATTTGTCCCCGAGAAGGAAGCTTATGAATATGCACTTGAACAGTGTTTAAACGGGTCAGAAGAAGATCAGAAGGAATTTAGAACCATGCTTGTTGAATGGTACTTCAGCGGTGGAGGATGGAGAAAGGAAGAATATAGTGGCACTTAAACCTTGGGATGAATTAAGAAAAATAGATGTAAGACCATTTTGTGAAGAGCGAGATGGAATGCTTTACCTGAATTGGGCAAAATGCATTTCTCTTTTGCATGAGAACGGTGCAAAGGTGGTTCGGTGGACTCCGATTCCCGATGAAAAAACAGGAACAAGTCTACGTATGACAGAAGTTGTCTTTTCGGACAGCAAAAATAATACTAATCGTTGCTATGAGACAAGAATACTGGTCGTAATCGATGATATGGAATTTGAGATGCAGTCTCCCGTAATGAATGGTACAAATCCAGTAAAAGATAATTCCATGTCGCAGCAGAGGGTTTGGAACAGTATGTGCAGATCTTTTGTAAAATGCGTTGCTATCAATACAGGATTGGGATTTGATTTGTGGCTGAAAGAAGAAGCAAGACCTTTTCAAATGGGAATACCTCAAGATGATGTTCAGCCTTCCGCTGCTAGTATGACGGTATTGAAACAGTTATGTGAGAAACATAAGGTTAATCTTGCCTATTGGGCTAAGAGCAACAACAAGACCATAGAAACATTGACAGGATCAGAAGTGGGAATGATGTTGCAGACGTTGAGAGAGAAATATGGGGATGACTGATAATGGAATTTACCGGTAAAGTGGCTGGAATCACAATGGATTTCACGACAGGCAAATATAACATATCGTTTCAGGCTGATTCAGCAGATGCCGTGACCAGCCAGTTTGACGGTATCAAGGATGCAGAGAAGCTGACCATTACCGCTGTTAAATTCCGTCAGAAGAGATCACTGGATGCGAATGCCTATTACTGGCAGTTGATCACAAAGCTGGCAGAAGCAATGCATATTTCCAAGGGCCGGATGCACAACATGATCCTGCGGAAGTACGGACAGAGGGAATACATCGATGGAAAGCTTGTCACTCTAACACTCCCGGACACGGACAAGGCAGAGAACACAGCATTGGAAGCTGAGACTTACCATATCGGTCCGACATCACAAGTGCGTGAGGGCAAGGACGGAACCATGTATCGCACATATGTCATGTACCGTGGCTCTCACGATTACGACACCAGGGAGATGAGCGAACTTATCAATGGACTGGTATCCGAATGTAAGGAAGTTGGAATTGAAACACTTACTCCTGCGGAACTGGAAGAAATGATGAAAGCGTGGAAGCCATGAAGAAGTGTTGGAGTGTTCTGACGGATGATATGGGATCCTGCTATATCACCCATTTGGGAGTAGTCCATATCCACCATGTGTTTAACGGCAGCCGAAAGAAAGCCAGTGAAGAAAGAGGATTTCTTGTCCCTTTACATCCGACCTTGCATACATACGGACCGGACAGTGTGCACATGAAACCGAATCAAGGACTTGACCTGAGATTGAAGCAGGAATGCCAGCGGTATTATGAGGAGCATTACGGCACCCGTGAAGAGTTTATAAAAGAGTTTGGAAGGTCTTACCTATAAGGTTGCAACACCTGCCCTGCGGGGTGAAAGAAACCGTTTGTGTTAGTAATGGTGTCTCACAAACAAGCCATTATGTTAGTGTCAGGGCGGACGGTGATCCGCCCGGGAGGTGGTCTATATACTGATTGAGAATTACATACCTTTTGGTTATGCCAACAGAATATCAAGACAAAAACTTGTATCAGATACAAACATGAGTGATCGGAAAATCCGTCAGGAATTGGAAGATGCACTACTGCTCAGAGGTACATTGGTTATCAATATTGACAATGGATATTTCCAACCTGATGGCAGTCTGGAAGACCGGCAGAGGGTAAAGGAATATCTATTCCGGGAGCAGGCAAGGACGAGCAGTTGCAATAAGCGTTGTAAGGCTATACGGAAGTGCCTGACACCCAAGGAAGAGAATACAGGGCAGATGTCACTCAAAGAATTTGGAATAGGGTAGGTGGGCTGAATGGATTACATAAAGCTGAGCCGAAAGATACTGGATTGGGAATGGTATGGGAATATAAATACCTGCCGTGTATTTATTCATATGCTTTTAAAGGCCTACTGGAAAGACAAGAAGATTGAGGGAACTGTGATTCCCAGGGGCTCATTCCCTTCATCGTATGGGCGATTAGCGGAGGAGACACAACTCACGGTTGACGAAGTAAGAACCGCAGTAAAGCATCTAATTTCTACCAAGGAGATTACCAAGCATGCAACCTCGAAATACACCGTATTTACGGTAAATAATTACGATGCTTACCAAATCATCCCAAGCAGTTTCCCAACCGATTCCCAAACGATTCCCGAACGATTCCCAACAAAAGAAGAATATAAAGAAGGGAATAATAAAAAAGAAGAACCTAAAGGTTCTAAGAAAAAATTTACCCCCCCGACCGTTGATGATGTTCGTGCCTATTGCCAAGAGCGTAACAATAAAGTCGATCCGCAGAAGTTTGTTGATTTCTATTCGTGCAAAGGCTGGATGGTTGGAAAAAATCACATGAAGGACTGGAAAGCGGCGGTAAGGACCTGGGAAAAATCCAGTAGTCAGAGCAAAGAGGCACCGGCGGAGAAAAGGTTCGATGCAAACAAAGGAATGATGCAAACTGACTACGGAGATATGTCGGAGTTTGAAAAAACTATGTTGGCAAATTGAAGGAAGAACGATGAGCAATCAAAATTATCGAAAGGCAATGGCCATTGAAGCCAAAAACAAGAAGAGGATACTGGAGATCAATCCTCACGTTGATGATGGCAGTGGTATATATTTCCTGACACGGATGGACGAGGACGGAATCCGTTATGCGTACATAGGGCAGGCTAAACATCTTCTGACGAGACTGGCACAACACCTCTCAGGATACCAGCACATAGACCTGTCACTGAGAAAGCACGGACTGTATACCACGGAAAATATCTACGGTTGGAAAATTGGATTTATGTGGTTCCCGCTTGAACAACTGGACGAGATGGAGCAGAAATACATCCGGCAATATGCCCAGTCCGGTTACCAGCTCAGGAACAAAACAGCCGGCGGGCAGGGCGAGGGCAAGAAGCAGATTGACGAGTACCGCCCCGCCAAAGGCTATAGGGATGGCATAGAGCAGGGTAAAAGGATGTTGGCGAGGGAATTACTGTCTATCGCAGAAAAGCACCTTAAAATCGATCTGAGAGAGGATAAGAGGGGAAATAAGATTTCTCAGAAGCAATATGAGAAATTCATGGCACTGATCCATGCGGAGGGCAACGATGAAAGCTTACATGATAGTGACTAATGATGAACTGGAACTGCCGGTGAAAATGGATATCTTCGGGGCAAAAGCCGCGGCTGATTATCTGGGGATCACGGAACAGACATTTCGGACCTGCCTGCATAGGGATTCATGGTGCCGGAAAACACATAGGTATAAGGCTGTGGTTGATGAAGATGCCACGATAAGGCTACGGGAAGAGCGCAAGGCAGAGATGGATGCACATTGGAAATATAAGCGTGCATTTGACCCTGCATACCGAGAGAGAAGGCATAAATACGACAGAGAAAGGTGGATAAAGAAACGTGAGCAGAGGATTTCACAGTGAGGATGAATTGCGGGAGATGGAAGAACATCCAGGAGAGATGTCAAGGCATATCGGACGGACGAAACCATATGACTGCAGCTATCCGGCAATGTCGGAGAAACCAAAGATACATGCTGGAAGAAGTGAGAACCATGAAGATATATGCCGTGAAGAATGACAATGACAGCTACCCGAATATTGGGGATGGACTGTTGGAAGTCTCAGAAAGCCGACAGACATTCTTCCGGTTGGTGGGGAGTAACCGGCATTACCCGTACAGAGATTTTACTTTTTATGACCGAAACGGAGTGCCGATACCGAAGCAGTTTTTAAGAGTGTGAGAAAGGAGTGGATGCAAGATGAAGTTTATCGTGACTTTATCAGATATGGTTGGAGTGGTATTGATCGCATTGTTGGTTTTTGTATGGATAATCTTTGGAATGATTATCTTGGTAAACATTGTGAAAGATAACATCAAGTACAGGATCGACAAATGGAAAAGAGAAAGAGAAGTCATGAAGGAATGGGAAAGGATCAATAATGGAGAGACTGACAGAAAGAAATCCGTCATGGATTGATGATGAAATGTGGGAAAGGGCATGCGAACCGGATTGTGAGGAAATAGATGCTGTTTATCGAAAACTCAAAGCCTATGAGGATGCGGAGGAGCAGGGATTGCTACTGCGGTTGCCGTGCAAGGTGGGCACGATTATTTATAAAATTGAAAACAATACAGATGCTTGTTGTAAATGTAATGACTTTAAAATAAGCCATTGTGATGATGATTTGTGTGGTAATAAGAATGGTCACGATGAAGGTGGAGTTTTTTATGTGCTTAATCCGCAATATGCAGATAAACCTTTGTGTAAAAAACAATTTTATGAAATTAAAGAATACAAAATGAAAACTATTGATGAGATTTTTTGGCTAAGAAATGATTTTTGCAAAACGGTATTCCTCACAGGAGAGGAAGCCGAAGCTAAGCTGAAAGAAATGGAGGGTGCGGAATGAAAAGAGAAGAAGCTATCAAAATGCTTAAGCAATTAGTCAATATGCTTTCAGATGACTTTGGGGATTCTGAGTTGTGTGAGGAAGCATTACAAATGGCAATCACCGCCTTACAGAATCAGCCGGTGTGGATTCCGGTAAGCGAGAGACTGCCGGAAGAATCTCTTAATAGCGTAATTGGATGGGATACATATCGAAACCGTTGTTGCTTTGTACAATATTTGGGAGGACGGTTTGTCCTAGGTGATGACATTGATAGCGTAAATGTCACAGCTTGGATGCCACTGCCGGAGCCGTACCGGGAAAGCGAGGTAGATAATGGCGAAGTGTAATAACTGCAAGAATTTAGAAACAAAGGATAATGGTTTTGATGCGTACTCATGGTGCGAGAAAATCAATGACTGTCCGCATGAGGACATAGAAAGAGACTGTGAAAATTACGCACCCATGACTAGAGCAGATGAAATCCAGAGCATGACGGACAAGGAGTTGGCGATGACACTATTATATGTCCTGCGGAAGTTGAAGAAAGCGAGATAGAAGAATGACAGTGACTTGTAATAAATGCGGAATTGTAAAAGGTTTTATTGAAGAGAAAGGAAATCAAACAGGACTTTATTGTAATAAATGCGGAAAATGGATTAAGTGGCTTCCAGTCAATGAAGCCGGTCATATGCGCGGGCATTGTGTATATTATTACCGGGCAGATGGAGATCTGCGACCGGAAGGGTGGCGTGGAAAATGGCGTCCGTCCATCCATATGCCAAAAGAAGCAGCGCGTATCTGGCTTAAGGTTACGGATGTGAGAGTGGAGCGGTTGCAGGATATTACAGAGGAACAAGCATGCATGGAGGGAACAGACCCGTGGGATGAAGTATGTTACGAAAACAACGGATGGCATCCAACGTTTTCAGACCCAGACAGTGGTGGAGACCCTAATATGGTCGATGGATTTCATAAACTTTGGAACTCCACCATCAAGAAATCCGATCTTGACCGTTATGGTTGGGATGCTAATCCGTGGGTGTGGGTTATCGAATTTGAGCGGTGCGAAAAACCGAAAGGAGTGTGATGCAGATGGAACCCATTGATTACACCGCCCTGTACGAGCAGAATGCGGACTTTAAGCGGTATGTTGACAGATACTGTGTAAAGCACCGAATCAGCGTTGCAGAAGCATTACAGCATTACCTGGTGCAGATGGCGGGCAGGATGTACAAGGAGCAGGCAGAAACTATTGTAAGAAAGGAATAACGAATGCCCGGTAAACCGTGGAGACATGAACACAGAAATATTCCCGGATTGTGGAATTATGTGCTATTTAGCACAGAAATAAGAGAAAGGAGCCGTAATGGATTTTGGATATTACAACATGGATTGCATGGATGGGATGAAAGAGTTCCCGGATGGTTACTTTGACCTTGCGATTGTGGATCCACCGTATGGGATTGGAGAAAATGGGGATAAAAACCATACAAGAGGTAGACTGGTAAAAGCAAAGGATTACAAGAGTTTTAGCGGAATGGATATAAATCCACCAAACGAAAAATATTTCGATGAACTGTTTAGAGTGTCAAAAAATCAGATTATTTTTGGGGCAAATCATTTTATAAGCAAAATGCCGTTTGATAGTAGTTGTTGGATTGTTTGGGATAAAGATAATGGAAATACTGATTTTGCTGATTGTGAACTTGCATGGACTTCGTTCAGTACTGCAGTAAGGAAGATTAAATATAGGTGGAACGGAATGCTTCAGCAAAATATGAAACACAAAGAAAACCGTATCCACCCTACACAAAAGCCAGTGGCACTATATGAATGGCTCCTAAACCGCTATGCAAATCCCGGAGACATTATCTTGGACACACATGTAGGCAGTGCAAGCAGCTTGATAGCCTGCTACAGAACCAACCATCCATATGTTGGCTTTGAACTGGACAAGCATTATTATGATTTGTCAAAAAAGAGATTAGATGCAGAAATGGCACAAATGCGATTATCTGATTTTATGCCGGGGGTGATGCCATGATTCAGATGAGCATTTTTGACATGATACGTGAACCGATACGGATTACAAAGCCTATAAGGCTGATAGAACTGTTTGCCGGATATGGTTCGCAGGCAATGGCACTGGAAAGAATCGGTGCAAAATTTGAAAAATACCTAATTTGTGAATGGTGTGTGCAGTCATTTGCATCATACAAAGCCATACATTTTGGGGAAGATAAAATAGATTATAGTGAAGGCATATCACAAAAACAACTGATTGATATTTTGTTTAAGTCGGAAACATGGTTGCAGAAAATCTGTATTGATACAAGCATGAGTGGCTTAGAGGATGGTGCAATAAGAACATACAGAGACACAGCACCGGCTATAACCGCAAGGGAATATAAAGAGCCAAGAATGATACTGGAGTGATGGGATGAAAGTAATAGGCAGTATATACACCGGAGTAACAGCAGATTTTCAGCGAGGTGTGTATCCGATTGCAAGGTGCGTAAAAGCTGAACAGCATGATTTAGGAGTAGTTATGGCAGATGTAAATGTTTTGGGTTCTCTTGAAGCAAAATTTGAGAGTACCAACAGAATTTATGATGTGTGGGGGTGCAGTCTAACATTGAGTACAATGCAAGGTGGCAATCAAGAGCCGAAAATTATTGAAAGTCAGATAGTTGCCATGCGTGGCAGAAATCCTGATAACCCATCAGACAGAGCAGCTGGAAGTCCGACAGAACAGAGATTAGAGCCGAATGCACAAGGAATGTGCAATTCACTTACCACGGTGCAGAAAGATAATATGGTCCTGATTAAATAGGCTACGAAAAGCGGTTTTATCGAATGTGAAGTTGGTGGATGCTTCGATGCAAGTTACCCGGAAAGTCAAACAAGAAGAGGGAGAGTGCAAGATAACGGGAATACGTGTCCCACACTAACCGCACAAAATCAAGAGATTGTACGTATTGAAAAAGTCGGTCAGATTTCTAACGATGGTTCGCAGCGCGGTACGGTAATCTCTGATAATGGCATATCATCTAATCTTGTAGCTGGCACACATGGGTATGCAAATAGCCACATTGCCACAAAATACCGTATCCGAAAGCTGACACCGAGAGAATGCGGACGTCTGATGGGAGTATCTGATGAAGATATCTCCAAGATTGCAGCGGTCAACAGCAACACACAACTTTACAAGCAGTTTGGTAACAGCATCGTGGTTGATGTGATGTGTGAAATGTTCAAAAACTTAAATATTGAGCAAGAAAGTGAAACCAGGAACTAAAAAATTTGAGTTTCTATTTGAGTTTCACTCAATAACTCAAAAGCAAGTTAAAATCCACCGGTAATACGGGGGAAATAAGAAGGAGATGAAGTGAGATGGTTATAAATGCAAAATGTAATGACTGTGAGGAACCTACAAAATATGTGGTTGGCTTTTTTGATGGAAAGAATGGCATCCACGGTTGCCTTTATGATTGCCACAACGAGGAATGCCCAATAAAGCAAATAATGGAAATGTCTGCATCGAAAGACATTCAGGAAAGAGCGAAAATACAACTTGCTAACGATGACAAGGATATGTACGCAGGCTATATTGCAGCACTCAGAAGAGATGCGAAAGTGTCCATGTTTAAGATGGCACAGATTGCCGGATGCAGTTCGGCAGATTACAGCGCATATGAGCATGAGCGGAAAGAATTTGATTCGGAAGTGTATCGGAAATGCAAGGAGTACCTGAATGCAGTAAGGAATTAAGTATGTAACTTAGGATTTAGCAAAGGAGCGGAATATGGGAAAATTAAAGTGAGTGAGATTGAAATAATTGTCACTGGAAAAAAAGAAAAACCTTATTTTGAAATAAAATATAGAGAGGTAGGAAAACGGTATTACAATATTGGCTTCAGCTCATACAACTTGGATTATGTTTTTGACTGGAAAGAAAAGTGTTTCGAGGTGATTAAGCCAAAAAAGAATATCTTTAGAAAATTATTTAGGATTTAGTGGAGGTAGAAAAAATGAATGATGAAATGAAAAAAGGAATGTTACTGGCATATCAGTCAGTAAAAGAGGAAATGGATACTATAAAGGCAGAGTTGAAAAGAAAAGGAATTGAAGAAAATAAAGGTTTTTCTACTCTGAAAGGATTTATTGAGGATAATATTAGGCAGTTAAACTGAAATATTAGGATTTAGTGGAGGTAACAAAATGGAAAAATTAAATCCTTGCAGGTACTGTGGAAAATCTAATATTGCCATTGAACGCTGGCGCAGTGGCGGAATGATGTATATGTGTAAATGCAACAATCCTGATTGCCCGGTTCCAACGGAGGGATATCCAAAAGGAAGAGATTTAGAAAAAGTAAAGGAAGAGTGGAATATAAGAAATACATTAAACTGAAATATTAGGATTTAACGGAGGAAAAGTAGATGGAAAAGAGTATGAAGAAATTGAACGGAAAGCGAATGAACTGGAATATAATGCAAGCATTAAGTGTAATGCCGAAGTTCAAAAAGCACAGAATTTTTACAATGGATATCGGCAAGGAATAGAGGATATTTTAAAGATTTTAAGAAGAAACTGAAATATTAAGATTTAGTGGAGGTAGAACATGAGCTGTATGCGATGTATCTGCGAGCATTGTGCAAATAATCCAAACTGCTTTGACCATTGCCAGGGAGAGATGGATGAACCGTGCTTTAACTGTGATGATTGCATCCACTGGGATGGCAAGACAGGACGGGAGATGTGGAGGGACGAGTGCCCCAAGTACAAGATAACCGAGTACTGGGCAGCGCATCTCCGAAGGAAAACGAAAATAGTTTAGAATTTAACAAAGGAAGGTGAAAGTGTGAAAAGCATATTAAAGTATCCGGGAGCAAAGAATCGTCTTGCATCTTGGATATGCGAATACATACCGAAGCATGATGTTTATGTAGAACCTTTTGCTGGTAGCTTGGCGGTGTTTTTTAATAAGCAGCGCAGTCACATTGAGACAGTTAATGACATCGATGAAGAAATAGTAAATTTCTTCCGCATATTGAGAGATCGAAGTGACGAACTGGAACGTGCGATAGAATTTACACCATTTTCTAGGTCAGAGTATAAGGCAGCTTATGAACCATCTTATAATGATTTAGAGAGAGCGAGACGATTTGCTGTTAAATGCTGGATGGGATTTGGGTGCGGGAATTTGTATCAGAATGGTTTTAAATCAGGCCAACAGACTAATTCTCCAAATCCGGCCAGAGCGTGGAGCGAACTTCCTGAAATAATGAAACTGGCTACTGAGAGACTAAAGGGAGTTCAGATTGAGAATTTACCGGCCTTAGAATTGATAAAAAGATATGATACGGAAGATGTTTTTATTTATGCAGATCCGCCGTATTTACACGGAACTCGGAAAAATTATCTTTATAAACATGAAATGAAGGATGCAGATCATGAAAAATTGTTAAACGTGTTGGTTAAACATCCGGGAAAAATTCTTCTATCAGGATATGATAATGATATGTATAACGATGTACTTCAGGGATGGAATAAGGTTCAGAAGAATACCAGAGCAGAGGGAGGACGTGCAAGGACGGAAACACTGTGGATGAATTATGAAGTTGAAAACGGACAGCTATCGTTAATCATGTAAACTGAAATTTAGTGAAGAAAGGAAGAAGAATATGGCTAAAGCAGTATTAGTGATTGATGATATGCCGGAATGTTGCGCAGATTGTGCTTGCAGCTACTTTGAGAAAGGTAGCAAGAAACTTAATCTGATATGCGGTGCCACAGGAGAGGATGCAAGCAATGTTGGAAAACCAGATTGGTGTCCGCTCATGGAGCTGCCGGAACGTGAGACAGAGATGACCGATGAGGACGATCTCGGTAGAGATTATGTCAGAGGAACGATGGACGGTTGGAATGCTTGCCTGGATGAAATAGAATCCATAAATTAGCGAAGGAAAGGTATTGGTAAAAGAAATGGATGCATGGGAAGTTATAAAAGACGAAATCAATAATCTTTGCATGGATGTAAACAGGAATACATTTATGAAATTGCAATGTTCTTGTTAGAAAAGGGAGAGCATAACACTCTCCCTATTTTTCTGCAATCATTCTGTTGATCTCCTGGCAGTCCTCCTGCGCTTGCTGATAGAGCGTGTAAGCTGTGTCGGCTTTTATTGCGGATCCTGCCTTTTCTGCTAGAATCCGATAGTCATTCATTTTCTGAGCACATCCATACTGCGCATACTCCAGTAATTTCTGTTTTTCCATGTCCTTCTCCTTTGGTGGTCGGTTATCTGTTGCAATAAAATCATAGGTCTTTTTGTCGGATGATGTCAAAAGGTTTTCAGCGCGACTTCCGACTATTATTTTAAATATGTGTTGTCAAGTGAAAAATAACGGTTGTTGTTGAAAACTAATAACGTATGTTATATAATTAATGTATAATAGATTGTTTATGGAGTAGCTTATGCAGATTATCGAAAAGAATATCAAAGAGTTAATTCCATATGAGAAGAACCCACGGAAGAACGATAAATCCGTGGATAAAGTGGCTCATAGCATTGACCAGTTTGGATTCCGTGTGCCTGTGGTGATTGACAAGGACAATGTCATCGTCTGCGGACATACCCGGTACAAGGCAGCACAGAAGTTACACCTTACATCTGTTCCGTGTGTGGTGGCTGATGATTTAACGGATGAACAGATAAAAGCATACCGGCTGGCAGATAACAAGGTGGGTGAGGATTCTGAGTGGGACATGGACTTACTACACGGAGAACTCGCTGATATTATCGACATTGACATGACAGATTTCGGATTTGATGTTCCCGATCTGGAAGAAGAGCCGGAAGAACCGGAATATTACGGTGCAGAGCGTGAGCGCACGTTTGAAGCGTACAATTTGTACGATGTGGATAGTGGAAGACTGACGGATTACTGGCAGATGCCGGTGCTCAAGAAGTGTAAGCGCGTACCAATTGATATGATAAGCTTTAATTATGCCAAGACTTCTCAGGCATTTGAAAAAGGTATTCATTTTTACATTGACGATTACCAGTTTGAGCGGATATGGAATGCCCCACATGATTACATGGACATTCTTAAGCAATTCGACTGTGTCCTGACACCTGACTTCTCTTTGTATACCGAGATGCCACTGCCGATGCAGATGTGGAACGTATATCGCAGTAAGCTGATAGGGCAGATTATGCAGGACTACGGCATAAATGTGATACCTACACTGCAATGGTGCGGGGAAAACTCCTTTGACTTTGCTTTTGACGGAATAGAACCGGGCGGTACGGTATCTGTATCCACTATCGGAGTAAAGCGTGACGAGGAAGCAAGTAAGATATGGGTAGCCGGCATGGATGCGGCTATGGAGCGTTTGAAACCGTCAGCAGTAGTTGTGTATGGCGGTGACATTGGATATGATTTTGGTGATTGCAAGGTGGTCTATATCAAGAACCACAACGCAGAAAGGATAAGTAATGGGCGGTAGAGGTGCTTCTGCTGATTTATAATATCAAGGGAATAAAGGGTATGCAAAAGCATCAGGAACAGGAATAACTCTTGATAGAATGTATTCCGAAGTCAGTAAATTATCTGATAACAGCCGGAAAGACAGTTATGATTTAGATGTAATAGAAAAAGCAATGAACAACCCGGATTCCAAGATAACAATATATAGAGCTACACCTGGAAATCAAATAAATAATGGAGGCTGGGTTTTTATAAATCCACAAAAAGCAGAAAAATGGACAAAAACCGCATTTGGCACACCAAAAAAGGGATTTAAGGTTGTAAAAAAAGTAGTATCAGCAAAAGAAATAGATTGGACTGGTAAAAATCTTGAATTTATGTATAAAAAGAAAAGGAAAAAATAATATGTATAATTTGCAATTCTTTGGTGGCAGGGGTGCCAGCGCAGGGACGACTGGTGGAAGAAAAGCCAAATTAGGTGATTTTTTTAAACCTAAAAGTAATAATACAGATTCTCTTGATTCTGAAAAGATAAAAAGAGCAAATAGCGCATCTGTAATGGATATTGGAGATATAATCAACCGTACATATCAGAGGGGAAAAGAAGAAATTTCTTCAATGGAGTTTTCCGATGCAGAGAAAAAAGATGCTGTATCAAAACTCAAGGAATTATCAAATAATGCTTTAGACAGTGCGGCAAAGGCGGTTAATCCTTATGTATCTGGTAGATCAAGATTGACCAGATCACAAATGACGGGTAGTGCGGCAGATAAAGCATCATCTGATAGGGGTAAAATAGATAGCTACATGAACAGCCTGCGGCAAAGATCTAAAGAGAATGCAAAGAAAAAAGCAAACGTCAGCTTAGCACAGCAATTACAAAGAGCGCAAGCAGAGGGAAGAATGGAAATAACGATAAATGGAAAGCGTTATTATAGAAAATCAAAACGTGGTAGTAATTGGTATGCGTAAGGGGTGAGTAACTATTGACACGAGAGCAGAACCTAACTCCATTTACAAGCGAACAAAGCCGAGAAAAAGCCGTGGAGAATGGACGCAAGGGCGGTATTGCTTCTGGACAAGCAAAAAGACAGAAAAAGACCATGTCTGCTCTTGCAACGATGATGGTCAATGCACAGCTTCAGGGCAAGACCAAAGATACCATAAAAAAACAATTCGGATTGTCTGATGACGATGATGTTACCATTGCTAGTGCCATGATGGCGGGGCAGATGCAGTCCGCCATGAAAGGTGACAGCAAGGCATTTAATGCTATTTCTGCTCTTATCAAGGAGCAGGAAGACAAGGAAGCCAAGGCAGAAGCAGAACGCATTGCAAAGCTTAATCAGCATTACCATTTAGACCTTGATATGATCCCCGACAACTTCCACGCAGTGATCCGTGACATCCGAAACGAGAAGCACCAGGAATATGTATTCAAGGGTGGACGAGGTGGAACAAAGTCCTCTGATATTGCGCAGATCATCATAGAGTTGATGCGGAATAACCATGATGTCCATGCTGTGGTATGCCGTAAGGTTGGCAACACCTTGAAAGATTCCGTATACAGTAAGATCAAGTGGGCTATTGGCAAGCAGGGCTTTACAGAGGAGTTCGATGCGCGTAAGTCACCGCTGGAGATCACTCTTAAAGCCACTGGCCAGAAGATATACTTCCGTGGTGCGGACGAGCCGGAGAAGATTAAGTCTATCTCCCCAGAGTTTGGTTACATTGGCATTCTGTGGTTTGAGGAACTTGATCAGTTCGCAGGACCCGAAGAGATCCGTAATATCACCCAGTCCGCTATCCGTGGTGGTGACAAAGCGTGGATATTTAAGTCATTCAATCCGCCCAAGACTGCGAATAACTGGGCGAATAAATATGTATTGGAACCCAAGGACAACATGGTCGTGCATCACTCCACCTATTTGGATGTGCCCCCGGAATGGTTGGGACAGCCATTTATCGATGAAGCGGAGCATCTGAAAGAGGTAAACCCGGATGCATACGAACATGAGTACATGGGAATTGCAAACGGCAACGGTGGCAACGTGTTTGAATATTTGGAGATCAGGGAAATAACGGACGAAGAAATTTCTCATTTTGATCGAATAGTTCAAGGAGTTGATTGGGGATGGTATCCGGACATATTTGCATTTAAGAGATTGTATGTTGATGCAAATCGAAAAAAAATCTATCACATAGCAGAACATTGTGTGAATAAGACTAAAAATTCTGACAATGCAGAATGGATCATAAGTCATGGATATAATGATTATAGAATAACTTGTGATAGTGCGGAACCCAAGTCCATAAATGATTTTAAGGATGCAGGATTACCGGCTGTTGGCGCAAAAAAAGGTCCTGGATCCGTTGATTATGGAATGAAAGCATTACAAGGATATACACACGTTATTGACCCCAAAAGGACACCAGTCACATACAAGGAATATACAGAGTATGAATATGAAAGAGACAAAGATGGAAACATAATAAGCGGTTATCCGGATAAAGACAATCATTGTATTGATGCGGATAGGTATGCAACGGAATCAATGTTTAACAAGCGAGGTACGAGCGCATAATGGGACTGATTCAGACTATAAAAGGATGGGTAAATATGCTATTAAAGAGAAAAGCGGAAGATGAATTCCTGGTGGATGCTATCAACACAGACACGATGGACAAATTTATCAAGCAGTGTGTGCAGATCTATCAGGGTAAGCCGGAATGGTTGGATGATAAAGACCATGTCAAAACTATCAACTTTGCGAAGTCTATCTGCTCCGAGGTTGCGCGACTGGCCACTCTCGCAATTGGGATCACGGTTGATGGCTCTGCACGGGCGGACTGGCTGCAACAGCAGATTGAGAATGTGTATTTTAACCTCCGACAATGGGTAGAATATGGCTGCGTGTACGGCACAGTGATCCTTAAGCCTAACGGCACAGGGATTGATCTGTTCACACCGGACAGATTTTTTGTGACGGAATGCGTGAATGATAAAATAACTGGTGTTATCTTCTATTTTTCCGAAAAAGTTAAAAAGGATCTGTGGTACACCCGACTGGAATATCACAGATTTGCCGATGATGGCTCTTATCTGATTGACAATGTGTGTTATGAGGGAAAGAGCAAGGACGATACATACAAAAAGGTTGATATCTCCGAGACACCGTGGAATGGATTGCTTGAAAGTGCTGTGATAGGTGGTATAGAACAGTCTTTGTACGGTGTTCTGCGCACTCCTCAAGCAAATAATATCGACATCAGTAGTCCGCTGTCCATGCCTATCTTCGCGGAAGCTATCGAGGAACTGAAAGACCTTGATATTGCTTATAGCCGAAACAGCAAGGAGATCATGGACAGCAAGCGCACAGTGTTGATGGATTCTGACAAGCTGTTCCCATTCCAGTCTTCAGAGTTATTTAGACTTGATCCCACAATTGCCGCAGGCAGGATGAAAGAAAAGATGGGGATGCCGAATTATGTCAAGATTGTAGAGGGCAATGGCTCAGATGATTTCTACCAGGAGATCAATCCCACACTGCAGACACAGACCAGACTGGATGGAATCAATGCTATTCTGTCACAGATCGGATATAAGATTGGATTCAGTAATGGATATTTTGTATTTAATCAGAAGTCCGGCATGGTTACCGCCACGCAGGTAGAATCAGATGATCGCAGGACAATCCAGTTTATCAAGGATGTCCGTGACAAATTAGAGGACTGTTTGGATGATACCATCTATGCATTGGATGTGATGGCTACGCTTTACGGACTGGCTCCGGCCGGAACATATGAAGTAACATATGACTTCGGAGACATTACATATAATCGAGAAGAAGACCGCCTGCGGTGGTGGCAATATGTTCAAGCGGGCAAAGTTCCTGCATGGATGTTTTTTGTAAAATTTGAGGGCATGAGCGAGGAAGAAGCCAAGGCTATGTTGGATGAAGCCCAGCCCAAGGAAGAAATGCTGTTTCCAGAGTAACTTGATTGCTCTTTTACCATTTAAGCATGAGATAGAACACAAATAACTTATCATCTTCTGCATTTGCGCTGACCGAGAAGTGAAAGAATAAGCGGTTATAGCCTCCTTTCTACTAAAATTGCCCGAGGTGGGAAAATACGTTGCACCCACACACCCTATGGGTTAAAAGAGATCCTGCAGAATGCGACGGCAGGCGGGCATTAACAAGATTAAAATTAGGGGTGATAGAGTGGCACATGACAAGAATTACTATGCATCAGAATTTCATAAGTACTCTATACACCGGACAGAAAAGGGTATTCGGATAGATATTAACTTCCAGCCATTGGGAGCGGCTCTTGACCGGGCACAGCTTGCGCTGGACAACCAGGTATGGCACGATATGCAGCGGCATATGCCACGGAGAGACGGGGAGTTGATCCGTAGAACCAACGCTTTGAATGAAGTATCTGCCGGATCGGGTGAAGTCCATGTGTATGATCCTACTCTTCCGTATGCGCATTATATGTACATGGGCGAGAAATACATTGACCCGGTGTGGCGGGTTGGCGGCTTTTACGGTATATTGCCGGATAAAGAGGGACAATGGTGGAGCCGCAAGGGTGTAAGTAAGATTCCAAGCGGAGAACCGCTGAACTATACAAACCCTGAAGCAATCTCCTTGTGGGATGTGGAAGCCATTGAGAGATACGGTGATGACTGGGTGGAAGTAGTCAGACGGGTATTAGAGGGGAGTGACTTGAATAATTGATAACTCCTGAATATTTGAATGAGGTGATCCAAGGGGTAGAACTGGCGGTCAATCGTCTGAACAACCAGTTGCTGAAAGAGGTTGTAAAAAAGATTGTAGAAGCCTTTTACACTGGCAAAGACATATTGATGCCGTCTACCATCCATAAATTGTATCAGATTGTGCAGAGCGGATACACAATTGACGAGATCCGCAAGACCATAGAAGATGCATTGCCGGACATATCCTCAGAGATCCATAAGGCATTTTTAGAATCTGCTAACACCATAGCAGCATACAACTATGAATTTTCAAAATTAATGATCCATGAGTACAACATCAACCGGGAAATGCCGGAATATACTTTTGAAAACATTCCGCGGTCTGCCAAGGATCTGAACATGACCCGGATGGAGATCATGAAACTGGAAAACGCATACAAGCGTACGAACGGCACTGTCAGAAATCTGACTAAGACCACTGCGATATCTGTGCAGAATGAATATATGCAAGCCTGTGATGATATTTACATGAAAGCGCAGGCGGGAGTGCCAGTACAGCAAGCTGTCAATGAGGTTGTGGAAAAACTTGCTAAACAAGGAATCACGACAGTAGAATATCCCACCGGGCACACAGATAAGATTGATGTTGCAATTGCAAGGGCGGTCCGCACTGGAATCAACCAGGCAAACAGCGAGATCATTCTTACCCGCTGCTCAGAAATGGGAATCCAGTATGTCAAAGTCAGTCAGCATTTGGGAGCGAGAGTTACCAAGCATGATGACTACACAAACCATTCATGGTGGCAAGGCAAGATTTATTCCCTTGACTGGACAAAAGATGTGCTCATTAAAAACATGGCATCTGTGCCATTGCAAGACAAGGAATTTGGCTATTTGCAAGAATTGAAGCAGAAACTCATGGTAGAAAAGAAATATAACTACCCTGACTTTGTGGAGACTTGCGGATACGGTCAGATTGAGGGAATCATCGGTATAAACTGCCGCCATACGTTTCAGATGTGGCTTCCGGGAATTAATATCAACCATGATGAGCCGATTGACCCGAAAGAGAATGAGGAGCGGTATCGGCATGAGCAGGAACAGCGGGCAATGGAGCGAAGCATCCGCAGAATGAAAGGTGAGCGGAAGGCCCTGCAACAGATTCCGCGGAATGAGGACACGGATGCAAAGATTGCACTCTTGACAGAAAAGATTAAAAAAGCTGTCGAGAAGTACCAGGAACATTGCAAAAAATACGGTCTGCCATATTATTCTGACAGACTGGGAATAGGGGTGATATGATGTACACATATTATAATCCGAATCCGAACGGAGCAACGGTCGGTGACTGTGTGGTCCGGGCACTGTGCAAGGCTTTTTGTATGGACTGGGACAAGTGCTTTTCGGAACTGGTCGCATATGCCTACTGGTTGAAAGATATGCCTTCTGCCAACCGTGTATGGGGTAAACTGCTTGCAGACAAGGGATATCACCGTAAAATCTGTGATTGTGACTGCACGGTAGCGGAATTTGCCGAAGAGCACACGGACGGTATTTATGTCCTTGCATTGCAAGGACATGTTGTCTGCGTGATTGACGGTGTATATTATGATTCATGGGATTCCGGGCGGGAAGTACCATTGTATTACTGGCAGAAAAAATTATAAAGGGGATACAAAAGATGACAGTTAAAGAGGTGTTAGACTTGATGAACAGCTATAGTGGATTAACGACAATCGCTGTGGTTGTTCTTGCAAGCTTGTTAGAGGTTTCTAAAATCAAAATCAATCCGTGGTCATGGATTGGCGGTCTTTTAAACAAAAATGTCATGTGCAAGGTGGATAAGATTGAAAAAAACCTTGCCGATGTCGAAAGAAAAGTGGGAGAAAGCACTGCTGTGTCATCGAGATACAGAATCCTTCGGTTTGATGATGAATTGTTGCACGAAGTAAAGCACACAAAAGAGCATTTCGACCAGATTCTGTATGATATAGATGTGTATGAAACATATTGCAACGAGCACCCGGATTTTAAGAATAACCTAGCTGTCATGGCAATCAAGCATATTAAAAACGTCTACCAAAAATGCAGCCGCGATAATTTGTTTCTATAAAAGGGGATAAAAATTGAAAATCTGTGAATTTACAATGCCGGAGATCAGGTATCTGCTGGCAGAATGTAATTTTACAGAGGATGAGCGCACACTGTTTGATATGCGGTGCGTGGATGTACCACTGGAAGAATGTACAGAGCGCATGAATGTGTCTCTAAGCACTGCTAAACGCTTAAATAAGCGCATAAAATGCAAGATTGATAAATTGTATATGTGACACTTTTTAGAGCCTTATATGAGCCATTTACGGTATCGTATTGGCTCTATTTTTGTGTCAGAATTTAAGTATGAAAAAAGGTTATAGCAATCTCTATTTATCCACGGATGATAGGGATATCATGGACGAACTGAATAGACTGGAGGAAAAGAACAATGCCGTATCCGCAGAACCCTTACATGAATTATCAGACCGGCTATCAGCCACAGGCTTTACCGACTATGCAATCGCAAGCATCATATCCTGCTCCCTCATCTAATGGGATTAACTGGGTGTCGGGGGGAAGCGGTGCGAAGTCATGGATCGTTGGCAGAGGGGAATCTGTATTGCTGATGGACAGCGAGAGCCAGTGTTTTTACCTCAAATCAGCAGATGCAAGCGGTATGCCTTTGCCACTACGGGTATTTGATTACACAGAGCGCACACAGAACGCTCCACAAGGCTCACAGAGCGTCTTAAATCAATCCAGTGATAATTTTATCACACGGAACGAATTTGACGATTTGAAGGCAAAATATGAGGAGTTGGAAAGACAAATGAAATCTTCCAACAAGCCGGCTGTCAGAAAGAAAGAGGTGACAGAGAATGAGTAACTCTTTATACAATCAGGTTAATCAGGACAGCCCTATGTCTATGGTTCAGCAGTTTAATCAATTCTGCCGGCAGATGCATGGAGTTAATCCACAAAACATGTTGATGGATATGCTCCGGTCGGGAAAAATCAATCAGCAACAGCTTAACCAGGCGCAGCAGATGGCGCAGCAGATGAAATATTTACTACGGCAATAAGTCGGGTCGACACGGCTTTAAGCAAATAAATCATAATCGGAGGAGATTATAATGACAGACGGATTATCAGCAAGTGATGTTGCTCTCTTACAGGGTGACAAAAACGGCAATAACTATGGTGGATTTGGTGGAGACGGTGCATGGATGATCGTCCTGTTTCTGATTTTTGCCTTTTTTGGCTTTGGCAGAAACGGAAATGGACTGTTTGGCAATGGCAACGGTTCTGGATCCGCAACAGACGGATACATTCTGACTTCCGACTTTGCCAACATCGAGCGCAAGATTGATAGTGTCAACACCGGAATGTGTGATGGTTTTTACACGCAGGCACAGCTTATCAATGGTGTAAACACCAACATCTTAACGCAGGGCAATGCTAACAATGTGGCAATGATGCAGGGATTCAACGGTTTGCAGACTCAGATCGCAGATTGTTGCTGCCAGAACCGCTACGATGCACTGCAGAATGCAAACGCTACCAACAATGCGATTCAGAGTGGCTTCTGCCAGACGAACTATAATAACTCTAACAACACAAGAGATATTATCGAAAGTCAGAACGCAGGAACCCGTGCAATCCTTGAAGTAATCCAGGCTAACAAGGTTGAGGCTCTTAATCAGCGTATTGCTGAGCAGAATCAGCAGATCAACTCCTTGCAGTTTGCGGCATCTCAGAGCGCACAGAACCAGTACCTTATTGACCAGTTAATGCCGAATGCTAGACCTACTTATTTGGTTCCCAATCCGCATTGCTGCACTGGACAGGTTTACAACGGATATTTTAACAACGGTACCACAATTGCATAGCGAGTAATCGGAGCGTAAGGCTTATTCGGGAATAGGGTGTGCCTGCGGGTGCGCCCTATTTCTGACAGAAAGAGGTGAATATTATGTTTTTAGGACGAGTAACGGGATGGACTTCTGTGGTTGGCCAGTATATACCATTCCAGACTGTAAAAAATACCAACAGCAAAATCACAAACAGCAACGGCCTTTTGTCTCTGCGGACTGGCGGTCTGTGGGACATTGATGCCGCACTTACACTGTCCGGGGTTGCCGGGGATGTGGTTGTATCGGTACTGGCAGACGGTGTTGCTACCGGCACGACAGTAACAGCCACCACCACCGCAGCAGGATTTGTGACGGTGCCGGTTGTAGATGCAATCAGGACCGTACTGGCACAATATCCTAATGTTGCGAATGTTGGTTTGCAGATTGATACTGCAGGTGTGACAGTAAGCGGCACTCTGCGTGTCGAGAATGTGAGGTGAGCATGATGAGACATGACAAGATGTTAGATGTAATTTGCGAGGAAATCGACAAGATTGCGGACAAGGGATTGACCACTGGAAATCTTGATACCGCATTCAAGCTGATTGATATGTACAAGGATCTCAAGACTGTTGAGGGCATGGAAGAGTACGATGATGACCGATACAGCCAGGCAAGAGGACGGATGAGAGCCAAGAGAGACAGCATGGGAAGGTATTCTCGCAGATACGATGATGGCAACTCATATGATGACGGTGATTACTCTGAGAGAAGATACATGGACAGCAAGCGGATGTACCGAAATGACCATTCTATGGCCAGTAAGCAGAGCATGCTCGCAGATCTCGAGGACTTTATGGGAGACATGCACAACAAACTGAAGGAACTTAAGCGTGATGCCGACACACCGGAAGAGCGTGAGACCATTGACAAGTACATTAAGATGCTTGATAGAATGTAAAATCAGAAGAGAGCAGGTAAAACTGCTCTCTTTTTACGAGAAATAACATGCGATATAAAAACACTAGATATTTAATATTTACATAAAATAACAAGTGTGATAAAATTAAATCGCAGGCATTCTTATATTCTTTCAGACCTCTCCTAAAGGCGAAAGCCCTGCATGATAGTTTAATGGCAAAAACTGCACTATGAAAATGGTGTAATATCGGTTCGAATCCGGTTCACGCGGTTTGGTCGGCAGACCTAAAATGACAAGCATACACAACAACATGGTCGATGGTTACAGACCTAAAACAACCTAATATGGAGGATTGTATGAAAACAGAGGAATTAAAAGCACAGGGATTAACTCAGGAACAGATTAATTTTGTCATGGCTGAGAACGGCAAGGATATCGACAAGATTCAGAAGAAGCTGGACGATATGGTCGTGGAGCGTGACAAGGAAAAAAGCAGGGCAGATACCGCGGAAGAGACCTTAAAAGGCTTTGACGGGGTTGATGTTGAAAAGCTGAACAAGTCCATTGCAGACTGGAAGAAAAAAGCAGAAGATGCAGAGAAAGATTATAAGCAGAAGATTGCCGACAGAGATTTCGATGATCTGCTGAAAGAAGCTATCAAATCTGCCAACGGTCTGAATGAAAAGGCTATCATGGGATGCCTTGACATTCCCACTCTGAAAGCATCCAAGAATCAGAAATCTGATATCGAAAGTGCTATTAAGGCTCTGTCAGAGGCTGAGGACAGCAAGATGCTGTTTAAGGCAGAGAACATTGTTACTCCCCATTTTACAAGTGTAAATAAGGGAGGTAACAACGGCAGCGGTATCAAGTCCAAAGAAGATATCTATGCCACAGATCCTAAGACTGGAAAATTTATTTACGGTACAGCGGAAAGACAGAAATTAATTGCTGAAAACCAGCAGCTTTTCCAGTAAATCAATAACCGGTTCGCAATTTGAGCGGATCGCTAACCAACAAAAACTATTGGAGGTATTTTTATGGCAAACATTACGACAGCCGCAGAAGAAAACCTGATTAAAAGCGAAAACCTTGTCACTGTTCGTCAGATTGATTTTGTTTCTCGTTTTGGCTATTCCATCAAAAAGCTGATGGAGCTGCTGGGAATTATGAGACTGATTCCTAAGCAGGCAGGAACAATGCTTAAGAGACATACTGTAACTGGTACCCTGCAGGACGGTACTGTTCCTGAGGGTGAAATCATTCCTCTGTCTAAGTATAGCACGGTTGATACCCCTATTGGGGAGATTGTTCTTGGAAAATGGAGAAAAGCCACTACCGCAGAAGCTATTTTGGATAAGGGGTATGAGCAGGCACACAATGAGACGACAGAAAAGATGCTCCAGGACATTCAGTCCGGCATCAGAAAAAATATTATTACATCCCTTACTATTGCTGGACAGCCCACTGCTACTGGTGTGGGAGCGCAGGCAGCTTTTGCTGATGCGTGGGGCAAACTTCAGAACATTTACGAAAATGACAATGTAGAAACTGTATTTTTCGTAAATGCGGAAGATGTCGCTGATTACCTTGGCAAGGCAAATATTACTGTACAGACTGCTTTCGGTTTCAATTATGTCGAGAACTTCTTGGGCCTTGGAACCGTGATCATGAACAGCAGTATTACCAAGAACACCTTTTTTGCCACTGCAAAAGAGAACATCGTAGGTTACTATGTTCCTGCCAACGAAAGTGATCTTGCAAAGGCATTCGCTTTCTACTCTGACGAGACTGGATTTATTGCAGTCCATGAATACGCAGATTACGACAGACTAACCGCTGATGACACTGTTTTATCCGGAATTAAGATTTTCGCAGATAATGACAAGGGTGTCATCAAGGGAACCATTACGCAGGCGGCAGCGGCAAGCCTGGGGGAATAACAGGCTATAGCTTAAGCAGATACACAGCCGAAGATCTGAATGGCATGACGGTTGCCGAAATCAGATCATTGGCTGATGAATTGGGCTATAGCATAACCAAGACGAAGAAGGCAGACATTATTGACGAGTTTTTAGCACAGCAGGGGTAAATCAGTATGTATGTAGACTATGAGTTTTACAAAACTTTATACGGAACTACTGTTGATAATACGGTTTTTAATCGGCTCATTTGGAACGCTGAAAAGCTTGTCAAGAATGCTGTGACGGGTGTTGATGGTAGATGCAAGCTGGATTTTGCATTCCCGGATGTGGCATACGATGCCGAAACAGTAAAACGCTGTGAATGTGCTTTAGTGGACATCATGGCAAAGATTGAAAAGGCAGAAACAGAAGCAGAGGGCAATAAGACGGTGAAATCCGTATCGGCAGGAAACGAAAGTATCTCTTATGATACTGGCAGTGGTCTGATAGGAAAAGTCTTGTCAGACAAATCTGCACAAGCAAGATTATATGCGGATACCATCAACGAATACCTGAGAGGTACAAAAGACAAAAACGGAGTAAATCTTCTGTTTGGTGGAGCATATCCATTCTATTATACGGAGGTGTAACATGGAAATTGCAATTACAAGCATTGCACAGTTATTGACCATTATCGGAATACTGGCATTCCTTGTGTCCTTAATTACCCAGGTGTTCAAGGGTGTAAGTTTTCTCTCCAAGATTCCGACCGACATTCTCGTGTTTGTATTGTCCATTGGACTGACTGTGGTTGTATTTATCGCATATATGCAGTACATCCGGCAGGCTATCTTATGGTACATGATCCTTGCAGCCATCATAGCAGGATTTATCGTGGCATTTGTGGCTATGTACGGTTGGGAGAAATTTTCGGAACTATGGAAAAGATTTAATAAAGAAGAGTAAAGAGGTAGGGTGCTATGTATTCCGATACAGTGACGATTTTCAACCGATATGAGAGCCGTTTGGGGGATATGTGGTACCCTACTGTTTTGCATGATGTAAATGTCATGGCAGACCGCTCGGCAATCGTACAGAAGTATGGGGAAGAATCCAAGGACAATGCGGTTCTGAATGTTCGGTACGATGCAGGAGATATGATTGCCGGAAAAAGCTATCTCACTCCAAAAGCATGGGATAGACAGACAAATGATCTTCTGCCACAGACAATCACATTTACACCGGGTGAGAAATTCGATTTCTTTTATGTGGGGGAATGGACGGAAGATCCCATTGCGGATGATGACTATGAGAACGGATTTTACGATTACATGAACAGCACCTATGACGGTGTATATGCCGTAACTTCCGTGTCAAAACTGGGAGTTATACCGCATTTTGAGATCACGGGAAAGTAGGTGGATCATGGCAGATAAAAAAGAAGAAGTAAGATATGATCTTGACGGACAAGAGGTAGTCACTACTGCTCTGATGGATCTTATCAACCAATATCCAGGGTTATCTCCTGGAGATTCCATCGAATACGCTACACTGGGGGATTCCAAAGGGAAAGCGGTGTTTCCATCGACAGGAAGCGCAATCCGACAGGAAAAGACGGATGTGACTGGCCATGTGGAGCAGATCTGCGATTACCCATTCATCGTAGTTTACCGGGCAAGCGGACTGTCAGAGAGCCGAAAGGCAAAGGTCAAGGAGTGGATTGATAATCTTGGTAGATGGCTGGAACGGCAGACCATAACGGTAAATGATGCAGAGTATCGGTTGGAAGAGTATCCGATTCTTACGGGGGATAGGGAGTTCAAGCAGATACAGAGAGTAAGTCCTTCATACCTTGATTCTATTAACGAGGACAAGGCAGAGAACTGGATCATTAACATCACAGCAACTTATAAAAATGAATTTGACTTGTAGAAGTCGATCGGGCGGCAATATGGAAGCCGCTCGCTAACCTAATCACTCAAACAGTTATAGGTAGGAGGTTATTTTTTATGTCTAAATTAAAGCGAGAAGCACACGCACTGTACATGAAGCCGGCAAGCGGTACTCTTTCCCCGGCATATTACTTGCTGGGAAAAGGAATTGACGACATGAGTGTCGAAATGAATGGCTCTTTTGAGCAGACCCGCGATGTCACCGGTGATGTTTCTGTTAGCGATACGGGGTATTCTCCCCAGGTCAGTGTCGAACCGTATCACGCGGATCCGACAGATTCCATTTACGATTTTTTGAAAGATATTGCCATGAACCGCAAGTCCGGTGATGACTGCAAGGTGAAAATCCTTGAAGTATTGATTGACAAGACTGATGCCGGAAACAAATACGATGCATGGGAAGAGGATGGCAAGGTGGAGATCACTTCTTATGGCGGTGATACTTCCGGACTTGGTATCAACTTCAATCTTTGGTATGACGGAAACCGCACCAAAGGAACCGCAACCATTGCTGCTAAGGTGCCTACATTCACAGCGGGTGACACAGAATAAGAAAGAGAGGATGAAAGAATATGGGAAAAATCGTAGTTGATAGAGGACTTGAACAGTACACCATTGAGGACAAGAACGGAACCGTGCTCGGTAAGTTTGAAATGAATCCTGCGGATGTGGAACTGGTCAAGCGGTATGAGCACGTAGCTGAAGCAGTGAGCCATATCGCAGACAATGTGGATGAGCGCAAGGATATCGTTGACATTGTGAAAGAAATGGAAGAAGAGCTGGATAAGCAGATTGACTATCTGTTCAATTCTAACGTATCGCAGAGTTTCTTCTCCATCACATCCCCATTTACTGTTCTGGCCAACGGTGAGTTTTTCGTGGAGAACGTGCTCAATGCTATCGGCAAGCTGATTGAAGCAGAGACCGGCAAGCGATTCGAAAAGGTACAGACCAAAATTAACCAGTATACCAGTAAGTACCATAAGTGAGGTTTGGAATGAATCTATGGGAATTACCTACATCCGTGACAGCAAACGGACATGAATATCCTATCAGGACAGATTATAGGGCGGTGTTGGATGTGCTGACCGCCCTATCTGACAAGGATATGACCGGGGATACACCGGCAGAAACAAATTACATCCAAAGTGAGATTATCCGGCAGATCATGTTTGAGGATCCCGACAGCATACCTGATGAGGATTTGGAAGATGCATTCAAAGGTGTTGCAGAATTTATTGACATGGGTGTCGAAAAGACGGACAAACCAAGTCCGCGGGTAATGGACTGGGAGCAGGATGCAACACTGATCATCCCTGCAGTAAACCGTGTGGTTGGAAGAGAAATCCGCGCGGACAAATATATGCACTGGTGGACATTTCTGTCAGCGTACATGGAGATAGGCGAGTGTACTTTTACTCATATCCTATCCATACGCCAGAAAAGAGCCACCGGGAAGAAATTGGAAAAGTGGGAGCAGGATTACATCCGGGATAATAAGGATGTGGTGCTGCTTAAGGATAAATTGACAGAGCAGGAGAAGCGGGAGCGTGAGGAAGATGAAAAAGCCCTCAAGGAACTGCTAGGATAGGCGGTGCGTGTGGCAAATAATGCTGTTGTAATTGATACTGAACTTAGAATAGACCAAGCTAAAAAGGAAATTTCTAATTTAGAGTCCTATATAAAAAATTTGGAAGCAACAAAAGAAAGAATGGATAGAATTTTTTCCACATCTAAAGAAATTGGAATTGCTCCAAGTCAAGATGATTTGAAGTATTACGATACACTTGTTTCTGAAATAGATAGGGCAAAAAATAACATATCTGGACTTAATGCAGAAATACAGTCTTTGGAAAATTCTAAAAACGGAATGGAAGATAAGGCAAATAGTATTAAGAATATCAGAGACGCTTCTGAAAAAGCATCTAAATTTATCAGAAAAATGGGAGATTCTGCTAAAAAAAGCAGTGGAGGTTTCAAAGTTGGTTTAAAAACCATGCTTAAATATGTTTTTGGAGTTCAAAGTCTGATAGCACTTATCAATAAGTTGCGCTCTGCGATGGTTGAGGGCTTAAAGAACCTTGCTCAATTCAATGATGGTGTAAATCCTACCAACACGGCATTGAGCAACCTTAAATCGGCTCTCACGCAGTTAAAGAATAGCTTCGCTGTGGCATTTGCACCGATTCTGACGGTAATAGAACCGATTTTGACAAGGCTTATCAGCTTGTTGAGCACTGCCATGAATTATGTCGGGCAGTTTTTTGCGGCACTGACCGGAGCAAGTACCTTCACAAAGGCTATCAAGGTGCAAGAGAACTATGCAAAGAGCCTTAACGGGACCGCGGCGGCGGCAAAGAAAGCAAAAGGATCATTAGCAAGTATTGATGAACTGAATAACCAGTCCAAGCAGGACAACAGCGGTGCAGGCGGTACGGTGTCTCCCAACGATATGTTTGAGGTTGCACCGATTGAGAGTAAGATTGCGGGATTGGCAAGCAAACTGAAATCCATCCTTGATCCGATAAAAGAAAGTCTGCAGAACTGGTTCAAGAATATTGATTTCCAACCGCTGATTGACAGCTTTGAGAAATTGAAAACAGCAATCGAGCCATTAACGGATAATATCGGAAAAGGCCTTTTGTGGCTACTTGAGAACGTTTTAGAGCCGCTCGGTAGTTTCGTAATTGAAGATGCACTACCGGCATTTTTTAATCTGTTGGCCAGTGCAGTAGAAGCTTGTAATAAGGCATTTGAAGTGATTTCCCCGTATCTGAATGAGATATGGAACGAAGTGTTTGCCCCGTTTGCAGCATTCCTCGGAGAGACCTTTGTTGGAATATTGAACGATGTGTCTCAGTTTTTCTCCGAAATGGGAGATATGTTCGTTGAGAAATCGGAAGAAATCGGAACTATATTTGAGTTTCTGAAAACCGTATTGGACCTTGTATCGATAAAATGGAAGGTATGCATCCAGGCTATGTCTGGACAGTTAAAGCCTTTTCTTACAATGGTTAAAAACATTATATCTCATGTAATTGATATTTTAAGCGGTTTGATCAAGTTTATCACTGGAGTATTTACCGGAAATTGGAAGCAGGCATGGGAAGGTGTGAAAGATGTCCTTAAGGGCATTCTTAATGTCATCATTGATATAGTTGAGGGAAACATTAACAGAATCATCGGTGCGCTGAATGCAATTAGTTTTGACATCCCCGATATAGTGCCCGGCATTGGTGGAAAGCATATCGGATTTAACATCACACCAGTATCACTGCCCCGTCTTGCAACCGGTACGGTTGTTCCCAGGCAGTCAAGAGAGTTTGCAGCTATACCGGGTGACAACAACAGAGAGACCGAAGTGGTGTCTCCTCAGTCAACCATGAAACAAGCTATGGTTGAAGCATTGCAAGAGAGTGGATATTACCGGCAAGGCGAGAGCGGAGATATTGTTATAAACATTGACGGTTGGGAAGTGTTCCGCGTTGTAAAGAAGCAGAACGACAGCTATATTCAACGCACCGGAAGAAGTGCATTTCAGTATTAAGGAGGTGTATGTAAGTTATGTATTCCGGGTTTTTATTAAAAATAGGCAATGAAATATTCAATATGAAGTATATAAAAGAAAAAACATACAAGGGATATGTTTCTGTTCAGGACCTTGACTCATATCGAGATGCAAATGGTTTATTGCATAGGGAAGCTCTTTCCCATGTACCTATCAAGTGCGAGTTTGAAACTATCCCGTTAAATAATGAACAATATGAACAAATCATGGATATGATCCGTAGAAACTATATCAATGAATTGGAAAGAAAAGTTACAATTACCGCTTTTATATTGGAATATAACGGATATGTAACGCAGGATGCGTATATGGCAGAACCGCAACCTCAGATACAAACTATAAAAGATAACAAAATACAATATGCACCATTAAGAATTGCATTTATAGGATATTGATATGATTAATTACGAATATGAATCATTATTTCTTAAAAATTCCATAAAGAGAGAAATGTATATTGAATTCAATGGCGGTACACTCGACAATACAGATTTGCACTGCGAGGAATGGTCTTTGAAAGAGGGACTTTGTTCGGAAAACGAATTACGTTTTGGATGTTGTGAAGCATCTGAACTGAAATTTCGTGTAACAAATTCCGTCAGCAGTTTAAAAAACAAAAAACTTAGTGTTTTTTCTATTTTGGGAGGACATTCTGAAAAACCATTCCAATATGGTTATTATAATGTAATATCTGATGAAAAATCTGGAGATAGAAAATATAGAGACATCACAGCTTATGACAAAATGTACGACGTTGCAAATGCCGATGTATCTGCATGGTACAACAGTTTAGCGTTTCCTTTATCATTATTAAATTTTCGAAACAGTTTTTGCGAATATTTAGGTATTGATTCGGAGACAATTAGTCTTGTAAACGATTCAATGCTAGTTGAAAAAACTATAAAGCCAAGTGAATTGTCAGGTAAAAAAGTATTAGAAGCAATTTGTGAAATAAACGGATGTTTTGGACATTTTGGTAGAAATGGAAAACTTCAGTACATAATTTTGCAGATGATGAGCCAGGGATTGTATCCACAAAAAGGGTTATATCCTCAAAAAGGGTTATATCCTCAGTCTAACACAAATGTCACAAAAGTTCCGGGCAACAGTTACATATCTTGCCAATACGAAGATTATATATGCAAAAAAATTGATAAATTACAAATTCGACAGACTGAAAGTGATATTGGTGCAATATCCGGTACTGGAAATAACTGCTATATTATTGAAAACAATTTTTTGGTATATGGAAAATCTGCAAAAGATTTGCAGATCATAGCAGACAATGTCCTTAGTATTATTTACGGAATATGGTACAGACCGGCAAAAATTACAGCGCAAGGAAACCCTTGTATAGAAGTCGGTGACGGAATCAGAGTAAATACAAAAACAGATTTAGTTTACACGTATGTAATGCAAAGAACCTTAAATGGTATTCAGAAATTGCAAGACAGTTATTTTAGCGAAGGTAAAGAATACCGTACCAAAAAGGTAAATGGTTATGAATATGATATTAAGCAATTACTTGGAAAAACAAATGAGTTAGAACGTACTGTTGAGGAAACTCGGTCTGAAATCAAGGATGTAGAGAATGGCCTGGATACGAAGATTACACAGACAGCAGGAAAGATTGAACTTGAAGCAAAAAGGGCTACAGATGCAGAAGTAGAATTGGCAGCGGCAATCTCAGTTCAAGCAGACCAAATCAAGTTGAAAGTTTCAAAAGGTGATGTCAGTTCGCAGCTGAGTATTGAGAGCGGACAGGTAAGCATTTCCGGTGATAGATTTGTACTTTCTGCAACAAACTGTTCTATCACCAAAGAAGGAAAAATAACCGCAAAAGATGTTGACCTATCTGGAAAAATAACTGCATCAAGCGGAGATATTGCCGGATTTACAATTGAATCAAGAAAAATGTATTACGGTTCTAGTTCTTTGGGTACTGGAAGCAGTGGTGTATATATTGGCACAGATGGTATATCACTTGGGAATAAAGTAGTTTTGAAAGCAGACGGAAGTGCAAATTTGAAAGATGCAACACTGGAAGGTGACTTAAAAATATCTGGAAGTCTTGGAACAATAAGTTTTTCATCTGGCGGAAATTCTATGTCGTTGGATAGAAATGGAATTTCTTTTGCTGCATCTTCTATTTCAACGAAAATCACAAGTAGTGAAATAAGTGTAGGTTCTTCACTAAATTATTCAAAAGCAACTAGTGAAGGAATACAAATTCGTGGAAGTGGAGGGTTTTTAAATATATATGCAAGTGCAACCACTTGGGCATCCAGCAGCGGAACATATTATTTAAAGGACAATTATGACAATAATTTAGCTTACATTTCTACCAATCATTTTTCAGTGGTTGCGAGAAATGTGTTAGTTGGAAAAAGCGGTGGTAATGTAGCGTTTTTTGGTGCGACAAGTGGTTCAACAAAAAAGACTGTGAGCAAAATCACTTCACCCAGTTCTGCCAGCACATATAGTATTGCTACCACAGTTAACAGTTTGATAGATGCTCTTAAGGCATACAATCTCATAGGATAGGAGAAGGAATATGAACAGCTTAGAAATCAGAGAATTTCAACAGTCTATTGTAAATCTTTTTAACGGATGTGGTCTACCGATGGAGATTAAGCGGCTCATTGTGAATGATATTGCCGGGCAGATTAACAGAGCTGCAGATAATCAAATCAATGTAGAGTTGGCAGAAAGAAACAGAGAAAAAGAAAGTGAGGTATCTGCAGATGGCGCTGAATAAGGTTTATACCAGAATTAACTGGGAAGATTATCCAAGTGAAAACACGGATTTAGATGCATACAATCTTAATCAGATGGATTCTGCTATTGATGCGCTGGACAACCGTATCATATCACAGGATGCCTTAAAAGTAGACAAGTCTGCAATAAACGGAAATATTGCTGATTGGACTATGGATGAAACAACCGGTGTTATTACTATTACAAAGTACAATGGAGAAAAGGTTATTTTTGACCTTAACATTGAGAAAATACCTGTCGGCTTTTCCATGTCTGATGATGGAATCATTACCATGACTACAGAAGATGGAACACAGTTTACAGCTGATATTGGTTCTATGATTCCGGTGTTGACATTTGAAGATTCTGCAACCATAGCTGTTTCCGTGAATGGTACTGGAAAGAATAAGACTTATTCTTTTTCAATAAAAACAGGATCAGTAACAGATGATATGCTGCAGCCTAATTATTTAGCAGATATCAGAGTAGAATCCGCAAATGCATCTGCTTATGCGCAATCCGCAAATGCAAAATCTGTATTGGCTGAATCTTATGCCGTAGGTGGAACTGGAACAAGAGAAGGAGAAGATACAGATAACGCAAAGTATTATATGGAGCAGGCAAAACAGCAAACAGGAGGTATGCCTACAAAAGTCAGCGAATTAGAAAATGATGCTGGATACATTACAAAAAAAGTTTCTGATTTGACAAATTATTATGACAAAAACACTGTTGATAAAAAAATAGATGCAATTCCCAAAACAGATTTGACAAACTATTTGACCAAAACTGGTGATGGTAGTAATTTGACTGCGGCGTTTGAAGAAGCAACAACTTTAGAGGAATTAACGACAGGAGAAAAGTTATCATCTATTTTTGGAAAACTTAAACTGGCTGTAAAAAATCTTAAATCACTTATAAGTCTTATCGGAACTACCGATATTTCGACTATTGGTGACGGTACTATCACTGGGGGATTAAATGATGTAAATGGCAAGTTACAGTTTGTGACAGACAAAGTTGAACTCGGTTCGGATGTAACATTAAACAAAAGTAGCACTTTTACCATCACATTTAATGCTGCAAAAGAAGGATATAAACCTATGGTTGTCTGCTCATGGGCACTTTATAATAGAGACAATGCGGAATATATCCATGTTAACGGCATTGAAGTCGGGACAGGAATAAATACTGCATATGTTTATATACAAGGGAAATACTCTAATTCATCTGTCACAGCTAAAATACCAGCCAATGCATATGTTGTAGTTCTATACCAAGCGCAGTAATTACGAAATGCACCGTGAGTGGTATATTACCTTATAATTTAATTAGCTGAATTACCGCCCATAATTACAGTAACACTGCAAAAAGCATTGGCATTGTTACATTTTACTTTGATTTTGTTTTGAGCTATCAAAGTTACAGTTGATGTTGCATTTGATGAAGTACTGTTAGGAGCTGGAATTGTATATGCTACATGTGTCGAAAATGCACTATAGTATAAAGCATAACCACCTAGCACAAATGTCGTACCAGATACACCACCAAAGCTCGAATTACAGATAATAACATCGTTTAATCCAATGTTTTGTGGCAATGTATATTCAACTTCAGTCGTTCCGCTATGGTGGATATTGACTTTTTTAATACTGTTGTCAATTTTACCTTCTATTTCGTTTAAATTGCCATTTACAGAAGGAGTGATAGCCGATGGGCGGAGATTAAAAGCAAAAAATAAATCAATCATTTACAAACGTAAAATTTTTAAAAATAAAAGGAGAAAAAATATGAAACAAGCATTGTATAAAGGACCTGACATTTCCAAACATAACGGGAATGTAAACATTAAAAGAGTGAGAGATGCTGGCTACAAGCGCATCGGTATCCGCGCCGGTTACGGTAAGAATAATGTAGACGAAAAATTTGTGAGCAATGCGCTGGCATGCTTTAATTTGGGAGTGGCAGCTGTCATTTACTGGTTTTCGTATGCATTATCAGTGCTTATGTCAAAAAATGAAGCGGACTATTGCTGCGACCAGGTAGAGAAATATTGGAATAAATGTCCGGTTGCATATGATCTCGAATATGATACCGTAAGATACGCCAGAACGAAGGGTGTGAACATCACAAAAGATTTGGCAACAAATATGGCCATTGCTTTCCTTTCCAGAGTAAAGGAAAGAGGACATGTTCCGGTGATTTACACTAACAGGGATTATCTCAAAAATTATTTTGACATGGATAAGATCGTTGCAGCACTGGGGAAAGTATATGTCTGGTATGCAAGATACGGCACCAGTCTGACGGCAGCAGAGCTGAACCTTGCAGACATTTGGCAGTATACATCATCCGGAGTTGTCCCTGGAATCAGTGGTAAGTGTGATATCAATATCTTTTATACCGACTTTGAAATGGTATCAGTACAGGCGCAAAGAGAAGAAACCTGTAATATCAATATTCAGAATTTCCAGAAAGCTGCAAACGCAGACGGTTACAAGGATGCACAAGGGAGAAAACTGGTCGAAGATGGCAAAGATGGTCCTAATACTCAATATGTGCGGCGGCAGATCTGCCTGCAGGCGAAGAGAGTCGGTCTGATTTATAAGGTTGGCTCCACAGGAGCGGTAGTTAAGTGGTGGCAGAGACGTTGCAATGAGATTTTGGGGCATGATCAGGACAAAGATGGCAAGTATGGAAAAGATGCGCGAAAAGAGACCATTGCAGTGCAGGGCAAGCTGAACTTGGTAAAAGACGGAAAAGTTGGATACAACAGCATACAGGCGGTATTTTATAATTAAGAAGCAATCCCCCATCGGATCAGATCCGGCGGGGGATTTTATGTACTGCCTTAATTGTTGTTTGATCAAGCAACCGTCACATAAGGCAACCAAAAGCGTTATAAAAAAATAACATC